TTTGGAACAGTGTTTAAATCGTGATTCACTGAATACACAGCGCCATCTGGCTCGTATCCTCCTTCGCTAAGAATGCTGCTGCAAATTTGCTTCATAGTTCTCCCTGAATCTTGAGTAGAAGCATTACGAATGCGATAAGACAATGGCAAAATAGCCGTTGTCATATATGCACTAATCAATGTGTTGTAATGATTAAATTCATGGCAATAGATAATCTCGCCATTAACTACAAAGCCAGATCTCACCCGCCCCACGCCAAGCCATTCAAGATCGGCGGTAAAAATTTGGGCCTTAGAAATATCTAGCGAATCAAGAGTATTAATGTTCCATGCAGATTGATCAACTACGTTTTCAACAACAGCACCAGACGTAAAGCTTCTGATGACCATTTGCAAAGTAGTACCACTTGCCCTAAACATCACTCCATTCTGGTCATCAAAAAAGCCCACCTCTTGAATGAAGCCTGCCGTTGGCGTGGTACCAGCAAAGCTTTGCATGATCATCATGCTCTTTCCTGGTTGGTACGGGAAGTATTGCTTAGTTCTACGCAGCACTGTATCACCCGATGCAGTGGTAGTCGTCATCGCAACACTGCTTTGATTAGTTAAATACGTGACTGTACCGCCGCCGACAATGCGATCAAACCATTGATCACTACGTTTGTCATAACGCATTGTGCTATCAAAAAGCGTATAAGGAGCGCTAGTGCGAGCACGACCAAAAGCATCAACGGCTCCACTATCGGGACCAGTTTTCAGAATTTGTCCGCGATAATCAGCTTGAATGTGCGTTTCAAACTGTTCGCCGCCGGCAATAATTTGACCCATGAGAAATAATGCTTTCTTTCCATTGTACTGCGAAAAGAAAAGGGGCCTTTCGGCCCCGTTGTTATTTACCTTGCCCTCTCGAAAGTTTTCGTCCGTGAGAGGCCTTGCTATTCGCTCCATTACCCTGCCTAGTCTTCTTGCGTCGATTAGGAGAATGAAGCTTTTGCCCACTAATACCGACTTTTGATTTTGCTGCCATTTATTAGACCCAAGGTAGTCCAGTGCCTGTAGTCGGACAAGGCGATTCTAGCATGCAGTGCCCTAAGTGTAAATGATTGCCATGGCCATCAAAATGGTCTTTGTCAGTTTAGCAATGAAAAGAAAAGGCGGCTTCTTCGGGAAACCGCCTAGATCAAGAGGTGAAGGGGACTACGAGGCTTTGAGAGCTGCTACTTCAGCTTCCAAGGTTTCGATTCGTCCGATGGCTTCCTGCAACGCAGACGTCAGCAGAGGCACCAGTTTGGACTGGTCAATACCTTGGTACTGAGGATTGCCCTCATCGTCCACTGCATCCTTTTCGCCAGTGATGGCCTCAGGAACAATGGTCTGCACCTCATGCGCCAGGAAGCCGTCAACCGTGGCGTTAGGGGAATTAATGAAGTTAAAGCGACAAGGCTTCAGTTGCTGCAGGCGGGTGATGCCGTCAGTGACAGGGAGGATGTTTTCTTTAAGGCGGTAGTCGGAGGAAGTGTTGTAGGCAGTTGAAGTGCTTGCCGTGGTAATTGATCCGACAGCAGTCCCATTAATACTGAAAACGGCGTGAAATCGAGTTGCCGTATTGGTAACGTAACTTTCCCATCCGGCCCCTGTAATTAGGCTAGATCCTGTAGTAAGAAGAGGGCTACTTGTAGCACTGAGAGCGGTAGATGTATGCCCAATAAGCACACGCCCATCGTTGGTGATACGCAGCCGCTCCGTCGGGGAAGCTGCCCCATCCGCCGTAGTGGAGAACACTAGGCGGCCTGGCATGTCGTCAGCGCCAGGGGTGCCATCTACCTCGGCGTAAATTGCTGCTGCTTTGGTCCTGAGGTCGGTTCCGTCCGCACCGGCAAAACCTATGGTGCCAAGATTGTCGCCAGCCTGAACAATGATATTCGAACCAACAGCGCTACCTCTTGTGCGTCCGAGAAGGAGGTAAGAGCCGTAAGCTGCCGTCGTATCTGAGTTGGCCACGCAAGAGATCCCGGTTAACCCAGGGGTGCCTTGTACTGATTCAAAAACATGACTAGTATTTGATCCGGCAGTAGAGATACCGAATGGCTCAAGAGCACGAGAACTAGACGTACCAACTAAGAGCCTTTGTGCATTGTCAACACGAAAGGCTTCAGTGCCAAGCGTTGAGAAAGCAATGTTATTGACTGACGGTCTGAACATTCCGCCATCAGGATCGCCTGCGAAGCTAAATGCAGGAGCAGCAGCATTGCCCACGCCTGCAAGTATTGAGCCGCTTGCAGCTATCGAGCCTGAAATGAAAGTGCCGCTAGTAACAATATTTTGCCCGCCAAAATTAGGGCTAATTTTTGTACCAGCGATAGCAGCGCTAGCGTTAACGTCTGCATTGACAATGGTGCCGTCGGCAATCATTGTGCTCGTGACAGTGCCACTATCTCCAGTGGTAACAACAGTGCCAGTAACATTAGGCAAAGTAATGGTTTGATCAGCCGTAGGATTCGCAACAGTTAAAACCGTCTCAAAACCATCGTCAACACTACCTTCAAAAATTAAAGTTGCCGCTGGCCCCATAGTCAAGGAGCCAGTCATCGTATCACCAGTGGAATTTACGAACTCACCAGCTTCACTACGCCATGCGCTGCCGTCCCAAATCTTAAAAACGTAAGTGCCACCACTGGTATCAAGCCATTGTTCGCCAAGGCTATTGCCAGTACTGCCGCCGCTAGCAGGACTCACGTTGGGAGCGACTGTTCCCACATGCACAGGCCCAATCTTCACCAATGAGCCAGCAGCATCCTTAAAAAACAAGCCAGGACTACCACTGGCTGTATTCATTGCCAACTGACCATCAGCCATACCAGAAGGCTGAGGGCGCTTATTCAAAGTGGAAGAGCGAAGATGCTTAATGGTCATGATTGAAAAATGTCTCTTAACGCTTAACAGCCGAGACTCATGTTTCAATCAGTCTAATTATCTTCTCTTAATATGTGCCATCATCAATGGTGGCATCAATGGTGCCAGCGGAGAAGTTGCCACTAATATCGCGGGCAACAATAGCGTCGAAGGTGTTAGCGCTCGTGGCAGCGGGAGCACTGTTGCTAACTTTTCCTGCAGTAGAAATAGTCGAAAGTTTAGTATCAGCAATGCTGCCAGCAAGCATCGTATTGGTAACAGTGCCAGTGTCGCCAGTGGTGATGATGGTGCCAGTAGTATCTGGAAGCGTCACCACTTTATCTGAAGTGGCATCGGCAGCGGCAAGCTGAATTTCAAAGGTGTTGTCAGTGGCACCCTCAAATAGCAGCGTACCAGTGGTACCAATTACCACCTCGCCAGTAATTGTGCCACCAGCACTGGGTAATGCAGCACTTGCTAAGTCATAAGCGCTCTTCACTGCAGTGGCAGTAGCAGCAAGCGTTGAGCTTGTTGTACTAGTGGAATCAGTGAGTTGAACACTTCCCCTAACGCTTGTTGTGGCATCGGGAATGGAAATAACAGCATTAGTCGTGCCGCTAACAACAGTGAGAGGGGTGTTCACGCTCACTGACAAGACGGTGCCGCTTGCGGGAGTAGTCCAATGCACGCCTCCACCAAAAGCGGAATTAGCTGTCAGTACTTGACCGTTAGTTCCAACCGCTTGCTTGATAAGAGTGGTACCGCTACCAACAAGAATGTCTCCTTTTGTGTAGGAATTAAAACCTGTTCCGCCATAACCAGTTACAAGAATTCCGCTGGCAACATTATTTACATTCCTGCATTCATTGCTTACTTCTTCTAATGCAGACTGAACATTTGTACTGCTAAGACTTGCAGCAGGAGTGAAGGCCACGTTCACTGCAGCTTGAGCCGTATAAGTGGAGCTAACATCTATTTCTGTCCAAGCAGTGCCATTGCAAAGCAAAATATCAGGCGGCTGAAGAACGGTTGTTGGAGCCGGGGAAGTACCCGTTCCCCCACTCTCAACAACGAGGTAATAACGATTAAACGTAACAGAAGGAGCAGGAAGAGGCTGGCCAACGCTTAGGCCAACCGCAGCACCGTCGTTACTGGTGCTAGCAACAATGTTTCCGCTTGCATTGTATGTGCCACCAAAAATAATTTCACCAACTGAAATGCCAACTGGATTCCAAACGTTACCATCCCATAGATAAAGATCTTTCTCCAGTGGATTAAAGAAGAACTGTCCAATGAAATCAGCAATCGGTGGTGCTTCACCAAATTGACTTACGGAATAGTTTGCAAGCTTAGAAGCAAGGATGGAGTCATCTGCAATAAAGCCACTTCCAAATGTACCAGTGGTAATTTTCGATGCAGGAAGAGTGGGAATATCATCGGCAACAAGACTCGCCTCTCCCGCATTTATGTGCCCCTGTGCATCTACTGTTACTTTGTAATACGTACCAGATGCAACGCTATTGGCGTGATTAAAAATACCGCTAACAGTGACAAGGCCCGTGCCAGCTTGAGCAACGCCTAATTCAGCAGTGGTAGCCTTAGGGAGATCGTTCGCAGTAATTGATCGGAATGTTGGAGCAGCATCAGCATTGCCGCTTGCCGGACCAGCAAAGAAGTGTGTTGCTACCTGCGTATTTAACGAGGGAGCAATGGACGCACTAAATTCATCAGGGTAAGAAGTGGTGAAGGAGTAAACAGTGTCTCCAGAAATGACAGCAGTTGCAAGGCCGCTTTGACGACGCCAAATACTTCCAGTCCAAGTGTATTCAACACCGGTGTTTGTATTGAGCCATTGCTGACCAATAAAATCACCGTTACCAGCAGGAGTGGAGCCAGCAACGATGGCCGCAGAGTTGTCGGCTAACTTTATAGCGGTAACGCCACTGTTGACAATCTTTGTTGTAGTAATTGCACCATTAATAATTTTGGCAGTTGTTATAGCGTCATTGGAAATAGTCGTACTGAATCCAGCGGTGCCAGTACCAGTGATGTCTCCTGAAAGAGTTATGGTTTGGTCGCCGGTGTTAGTCCCAGTGGATGTACCAGAGAAACTTCCATTTTGCGTGGCTAACGTGCCAAGGCCAAGCGTAGTGCGAATATCTGCAATAGTCGCATCATCAAGAATAGAACGAGCAGCAGAAGTGCATGCAATCTCCTCGACGGCTCCACCACTGGCGCTAAAACGGCCAAGCAAAACATCAGAAGAAGAAGTATTCTGAATTTTTGCATAAGTGATGGCAGAATTTGCAACCTTGTTGGTTGTTATCGCGTCATTAGCAATCTCACTTGTGCCTACCGCATCGCTAGCAATTTTTCCAACGGTAATGGCATTATCTTGGATTTTGACCGCTGTAACGCCACTGTCAATAATTTTTGCGGTGATAATTGCATCGTTTGCAATGTCTGCAGAAACAATAGATCCTGCATCGTAATTGCCAGTCCCCACCGAATTTTGAGTGGCTATCGTGCCAAGGCCAAGTGTTGCACGAATATCAGGGACGGTTGCATCGTCAAGAATGGAACGCGCTGCAGAAGTGCAAGCAATTTCTTCTATAGTTCCACCACTTACAGAAAATCGGCCAAGAATAACGTCGCTAGAACTTGTGGTTTGAATTTTGCTATAAGAAACTGCCGCATCTGCAATCTTGGCAGTAGTCACTCCACTGTCAATAATTTTTGCGGTAGTTACAGCATCGCTTGCGAGTTTATCCGCTGTGACACTGGCATTAGCAAGCTTGATGGTGGTAACACCACTATCGGCAATTTTGTCAGTAGTAATTGCGCTATTGGCAATGTCTGCAGCAATAATGGAAGAAGCGTCATAATTACCACTACCAACAGTATTTTGCAATGCCAGTGAACCAAGACCAAGCGTTGCACGTTGTGCAGCGGCATCAGCATCATCAAGGATGGCACGGCCAGCGTCGGTGATCGTGGCGGTAGCGTAAGTATCGGCAGCAGTGGTGTAAAGGAATTCGCCAGATGCCGTAGTCAGTCCTGCGATAGAAGCAAGAGCAGCATCATAGGCCTGTACATTACTACCAATTGCAAGACCAAGATTAGTACGTGCATCAGCGGCAGTCGATGCACCAGTGCCGCCATCTTCAATGGCAAGGTCAGTGATGCCACTAATAACTCCACCATTAATCGTTGCGTAAGAAACGGTGCCACTGCTGAGCACCGCCGTGCCACCAGTGATCACCACGCCAGATGCAGCCTGCACAGCCATGGTGCCCAGGCCAAGCGTAGTGCGTTGTGCAGCAGCATCAGCATCGTCTAGCAGTGCTCGTCCAGCTTCCGTAAGCGTAATTTCCTCAACATTGCCACTACCAGCGGATGCGCGTCCGAGCAGCACCCCACTTGCTACCTGCCGAATTTTGGCAAACGTAATAGCATTATCTTCAATGGCAACAGTGCCAATTGATCCAGCCCCATAGCTTCCTGACGGGATGGAACCGGCGGCAATTACCAGGCCAGAAAGCTCTCCAGAAGAAAGAGAAAGTTTTTCAATAGTGACAGCACCAGAAGCAATGGCAACAGTGCCAATTGATCCAGCTCCATAGCTTCCCGATGGGATGGAACTGGGGGCAATCACCAGGCCAGAAAGCTCTCCAGAAGAAAGAGAAAGCTTTCCAATAGTGACAGCGCCAGAAGCAATTTTTACAGTAGTAATTCCACTGTCAACTAAATTGATAGTATTGACTGCGCCTGCCGCAAGCTTGCCTTGAGTGATGCCACTATCGACAACATTAATAGTGGCAACTGCATCAGCAGCAAGCTTTGATTGCGTAACTCCACTATCTACTAAATTGACAGTGGCAACTGCATCAGCAGCAAGCTTTGATTGCGTAACTCCACTATCAATAATATTGACGGCTGCAATTGCATTCGCGGCAAGCTTGCCTTGAGTGATTCCACTATCTACTAAATTGACAGTGGCCACCGCATTCGCGGCCAATTTTTCTTGAGTGATACCACTAGCAACAATCTGTGCAGTACTAACACTTGCGCTTGCCATTTTTGCAAGCGTTACTGCGGAGTCAATGATGTTGATAGTATTGACAGAACCGCTTGCAAGCTTTGGCTGGGTGATGCCACTGTCAATTACGTTGATAGTAGCAACGCTATCTGCCGCAAGTTTGCTTTGAGTGACACCACTGTCAATGATGTTAATAGTGGCAACTGCATTGCTCGCTAACTTCGCTTGGGTGATGCCACTGTCAACAATCTGAATAGTGTTAACACTGTCATTCGCCATCTTTGCGAAAGTAACAGCGCCATCAACAATATTGACCGTAGCGACGCTACCGCTTGCCAATTTGGTCTGCGTAACTCCGCTGGCAGCAAGATTAATCGTTGCTACGCTTTCAGGCGCCAGCTTTGATTGCGTAATGCCGCTATCAATGATGTTAATGGTGGCAATGGAATTAGAAGCTAGCTTGACCTGCGTAATGCCACTATCGACAATATTAATGGTGCTTACAGCATTGGCAGCAAGTTTAGATTGGGTGACGCCACTATCGGCAATATTAATAGTCGCAATGGCATCAGCAGCCAGCTTGTCCTGTGTGATGCCACTATTAACCAACTGAATGGCGCCTACTGAATTGGCGGCAAGCTTTGATTGCGTAATGCCACTATCAATGATGTTGACAGTAGCGACGGAGTTGCTTGCTAATTTAGACTGAGTGACGCCGCTATCAACAATCTGTGTGGTATTAACAGAATTCGCCGCCATCTTGGCCAGCGTAATTCCACTTGCATTAATATGAACGGTCTCAATTGCATTAGCAGCAATTCGAGTGGCCGTAATGCCACTCGTCTCAATTTTTACAGCAGGAAGAGTTGAATTATCAACTAAAGCAAACCCTCTCTGTACAAGATTTTTAACTTGAACCTTCTTGGTCTGGCTAGAGCTAATGTCAACAATAGGCAGCACGTCATTTGACGCAATGCCACTTAGCGTAATTTCAACAAGCTCTGTAATTCTTTGGTCAGCCATGTCTAAGAAGCGTGCAAGTCTAAGTACAGTCTAGTCTTAAACAATTTTAACTATCATCAGTCTGTGATCTCCTGCAAGAGGTAGTCAAGCGTCAGATTATCTCCAACGGGCTCATTAAGCAGAATCGCTTCGCTGTCTTCAAGGAGCAGGTATTCGGGAGGTGTGCCCACACGAAGCCTTAGCTCCCCAGTGGTAACAAAATCTATTGAAACACTAACCAAGGCGTCAGAGGATACAGTGACACCAGCGCGAGTAACTACAGCTTCAAGCTCGTAAAAAATCTCTTCAGTGAATACTGATGAAACGTCTTTCGATGAAATTGAAAGCAAGCAATTAAAGTTGCTTCCAATGTCAAGGCGATTAATCACCTGCAGTAGAAACAAAGGAGTTTCTTCTGGGGTTATAGTTTCGTAGCTAAACAAACAATCAATGCTTCCATTGCCGCTTAAAATACCAGCAGAGTATTGTTGCCTGAATTTATCGGACAAACTTGTCGTTTCAATGGCACCGCGATCAGTGTTTAGTTCAAACGACGTAACAGATCCAAGGATGTTATTTCTTGTGTCGACAACTTTAAGCGAGCACTCTATCGGTTCGCCAGAAAACAAAGAAAGGCTATATTCATTTGCACGAACATTATTGACTGCGTCTAAGAATGCAGGAAATAGTCTCACTCCACCAACAGCATTAACGTGAGCGTATGCTCTTGTTTCAACGCCATCGGGGAATACTGTTTCGCCTCTTGGATTCCACACGCCAGATGCCAAAAATGGCAAACCGCGTGGATCACGGGTTCTAATTTGCAGCATATCCCCAGTAATAAAATTATCTAGCGCACCATCCACTCCAAGACGATTCAAATTTGTATTTACATCGTCTTCATTGATAACCACTTCTAACGTTTGCTCTCCTCCTCGCTGAAGCCTAATGGCACCAGAATGTCCAACAAAGAATGTCATGCCATTAAACTCTCTCTAGTCTTTTATTTTAAGTGGTTCCAGTCATTGTCACAGCAGTTAGCGGCCCGGTAAGTGTAAATTGAAGAGAAGCACTTGTTACTTCATCAGTGGAGGCGCTAATCGATGCGCTTGTAACGTAGCCACTTGCCGAAAAGAACTGACTAGTGCCTACTGTAAATGTAAAGAGCAAAGCATCGGAAGTAGTAATAGCCGTTGTCTTATTAATATTGTCAAGAATGTCGGTGACATTCAAAGCCGTCGTCGTATCATTGTAATACGAAAGAGTGGCGCTACCCGTGCCACTGAATAAACCAGGTACGCTTGTATTGGCAGTGTCACCTAATGCGGTGGTATCAAGCGTATTTACAGAAGTATCAAGGCTCCAGTCTCGAACTTTTCCTAGCACAGTGCCGCCAATGGACAATGTGGCAGTGCGACCAGTGTAAAAAGGCATTGTCTTAAAGCTTTTGTTCTAATCTTAGCACTTTTGAGAATGACTAATCAATACGATAAAGCGATGGTTCAAAACGCACAATTCTTGATTTGGTTTGCCCTCCTTCTTCTTCACAAGGATGCTCAATGGCTTTCACTGTAATTTCGCCTTCTTCTTCCATTGTCACTTCTGTCACGCGGAAAACACGTTTGGCAGTTACTACATTACCCAAGACAAATAACCATCCTTCATAAGGAGCAAGAGAAGCGGACTGACTATTGGTAACTGATACGGAAAGCTTGACAATTCCTTCGTTAGGGCTGCCGCTATACAAAAGCGCTGTGTAAGAGCCGTTAATTGGATCTTCCGCCAATGGAGTGTTCAGTCTGCCGTCTGCCTCGATAATGCCGCTGCGGAAATCGTCCCATTGGTTCTGATCAGTTTGAACATAGATGTAGCTACCAGGCTCAATGGGACTTTCAGTGGGGAATGTTTGAAATTCCACAGCTCGCCTTGAAAGTCTACGTTGCTGGCAAAGTAGCATTCCATAATGCAATGCTTGCACTCTCCTCGTGACAAAATCCGACAAGTTAAACGTCTGACGAACGCTATTGCTTTCTGATGCATCAGCCAGCATAATGGTCAGGCTTGTATTCCCTGGAAACACATTGTCGTTTTCCGTG